TCTGGCTTTTTTCCATTTGTGCCCCCTCTACCATAATAACCACCAGTCTGATAGTAGTCATAAGCTTTTGGTTCCTTTGGAGTAAATGTAGAATCAGATATTTCCTCTTTTATATCTAATGGTACTGTTAATACAACTCCTGGTTTTAAAAGAGCCACTCTTTCTAATTTAATATTATTTCTTGCACACAACCATTCTAACATACCTTTTTCACTGGCATAGAAGATAGTCTGTCCAGTTTTAATATCTCCATCTTTACCATAGTGAAACCCTAGGTATAATGCTCTATCATCATTCCTAGCAAAGTTAATTGTGTCATTGTTAGCGTTATGCCAAACTAAAGCATACGCTCCATCAACTTCCTCTAATGCTTCTTTGTATGTTTCACTCACAGCCAAATGAGCCGCTAATGCTTCGCTATCAACAGTGAATGTATTGCCTCCTGCTAATGATCTATGAGAAGTTAAAGTACCATTATGGAGAAGGGTAATATGCTCGACTTTAAATGGATGAGAGTTCTCACAAGATACGCCGCCTTGTGTAGCATATCTATTATGACCTAGCAAAGCTTTATTAGTTCCAGTAATAATCTTTTTAGTAGCCGCTAGTTCTAGAAAGTCAGAAGCAGCTAATGCCCTTTTATACATTGACATCTGGTTTAGTGAAGATACTCCAACTATGCCGGTCCCATGCACTCCTCTCAAAGCCCCACAATATAAAGCTTGTTTAAACCAAGTATCATAGTCTGCTAAATATCCATTACCACGATTTACAAATCCTACATGTCCACACATCTTATTGTTCCTGGGGTCTTGGTTGATTGAATAAAGTTCTTAGTAAATAAATTTGTTCTTGAATTCGTGGCGATAAGACGCCAATCTGATAAGAACTTAAGTTAACTATCCTTGGTACTTCTTCAGAAGTTTCAGTCGTATTTGTAGAAACCCTCAACAAAGCTTCCATCCCTGGGGGCATAGAGTCCCAAGATAGATTGTCTGTAAGAGTAGGACGTAACCCAGTTGCTCTACCAGAAAATTGGCTGTAGTCAGAAGGTGTTGATCTATCCGCAACACTCATCATTCTAATTCTTACAGAGGCATCTCCTTGTGCATCAATAGTAGTGCTAGGCTCATTATTAATTTCTTCTGTAGGACTTTGTTTAGTTGACTTATTAACTTCAGGTACTGTTATATTATTCTTTTCAATGTATCTAGCAATTAAAGTTTTTTCATTCGTCTTCTTTTTAGAGTACTTTAATTTCGAGGCTTTATCAAGGTTATCAAAATCAAATATCTCTTTAACATCATTATAACCTCTTGCTAGTTCCAATTCCCATTCAAAACTATCTATAAAAGTAGGCTCAGCAAGAACAGTTTGACCAAATAAATCAGTTAATACTCTAATTGGCTTCTTCTCATAAATTGCTAAAATATCTTTAATGTCTGTAGACATAGCTAGACATTTTAGAGTAAGGATTATATTAATCCAGTCCTTTACTTGGGACATATCAGTAGTCCCTTGATGGTGTCTAAACTCAATAGACCCATATTTAATTAAAGGTCTTATGTTTAATGCTGAATACTTATCACAAGAGTTTGAGATAATGTTTGGAAGATCAGAAATCTGCTTTGATAAAGCTACTCTTTTTAAATCATTCAGTACATATATGAATGCTGAGTCAGATAATGGTCGGCAATAATTATTCTTTACTCTTAACGGATTAACATGTTTAAATAGAATTCGTTCAATCAAAATATAAATTAATAAAATATTATTCAGCTGATATTCATCCATGTCTCTAGCATCTAAATGTACATGGATTGAGCATCTATCTGATGCTATTGGTGGTAATCCATTATGTCTGTAGATGCTTAGGAAGCTATTCATTGTTGCTAAAGCTTCTGTAATATTAGCCCCTTTATAAGCTTCCCTAAAGATAAACTCAACACCTTTTCTTAATGATCCGTCTTTTACGATATTCCAATATTTGGATAAATTAGGAAGCTCGTTTTGATTACTATGCCTAAAGTACACTGCTTTAGGAATATCTGGAGCATCTCTTTGCCAATCGTAAATCACATTTTCTATCTCAACCTCAACCCCTATCCCATGATCAGAGGTCACTAGCTCAGAAGTAGTTCTGTATAGCTTATCATCAGATTTATATCCGAAAGCTTCTGCTATGTTTGACATATTAAACCTCTTTAAATGGGACTTTTAATCGACCCAGTTCTGAATTAAATGTATCTACTCGCATATTAAATACATTTGTTTTGAAATCGTAGTCACCTATAATCCAACAATTTTTCAATAAGACTATCCTATTAGATAATAGATCTATCTTAATAGCTAAAGATGGAGTAAAGGCTATCCCAAGTCGATTAAATGATGTTACTTCATTCAAAGCCTCCTCAAAAGATAAGAATGGCTCTGGAAAGAATAAATTAGGAGCTATTCTCATAAACACTTCATCTGACATATAGTTTTCTCTTTCACCATCTAATATGTCGTACTCACCAATGGCTCTAAGTTCTTTTGTAAAAGGATTAAACCCTGATATTGTGTCCGGCCTAAAACCTCTTCTATACCTACCATTCCCTCTCTTAAGATGTGTTCTTTGAAGAAAGATAGCATAAGTCCCAAGATTGATAAAACCTAGAGTAGGGATTGGGAATTGAAGTCCTACATCTTCAACTTTAATATGTGAAGCATCACTTAAGAATGAATTAATATTATCTTGATTTTTAACTATTTTTCTAATTCTACAATAAACCCCACTATCCGATATACCAAAATCATGAGCTCTTATTACATTATCTTTATAGATGCCATAGCACTCAGAGTAACGAACTGCATAATCTTGGGGTTCGTCTATATAGTGTTCGGTATTATGTAAGATAGATTTTCTATCAACCGAAGTCATAATTTATCTCCATCCTATAACAAAACTTTTCAGCTTTATCTTTATCTCCAGTATTAATGATCTGCTGGATCTCTCCACCAACACTCTCAGCTATAGAGGATATATAATCCAAGTCATGATAGACCATCTTAGCTCTCTCATATACCCATTTCATCATCTCTTCTGATCTTAACCAGAAGTTAGAGAGTGTGCGATATTCTACACCATTATAAGGATCTCCGATACTTTTATCTTTTGGTCTAAAAGAACCAGCTTGACCATAGTATTTTCTTCTTTGTTGATCCTCATCGAATATTACAGAGGCAACTCCAACATTAAAATCCATAGCTTTAACGAACTTCAAACGATTAGCATGATCAAAATCTTCTTCTGCTTGATCAAATGATAAGTGTAAATGTCCACCAGCTGCTCTAACATTAGTTATATTATAATTTGCTGGTGGGTTCTGACAAAGCAACCAAGCATTAAAATCAGGGTCACATCCTGCTACTCTACTAATCGGATCTGATAGTAGTTCGTCAGATGCTAAAGCAGATGCAATAAAATCCAAATGCAAGTCTAATGGAGTTAATATTGACTGGAGGTCATGAATAATCAGTTTATGATTCTCTATAAACTCTTCTAATGAAGAAGATGGGCGTGAATTAAATTCAGCTAAGATGTTATCATGCTGTACACTACCATTCTTTGTATTGAATGGTTCGTGTTTTGTTCCGGGTACTACCCCAATAGCTGATACCAATTCACCATTAGAGTTTCTAACGAATGCTTCTGGATCAGACCCTATTAAAAAGTACTTATTCATATCGACCTCAATTGGTTGAATTCGTTACAAAATTTACAAACCTTAATGCAAATCTTTGTGTGGGTGAGTTAGTCGATGTTAATCTTACTGGCCTATAAACTATATTATCGTTAATGATAATAGGTGCTTGTTCTTGTATAAAAGGCGCACCTGACGTCGCGATAATGTCTCCAACTCTTAGAGGGGTTGCATAATGAGACATAGCTAACGGATTTGGTGAGACTCTATGAATCACCTCATTAGTCTCATTAACAACCATAAATGATATTTCTGTTTTTTCTCTCTGAATAGGGTGCCTTCTCGTACCAGTTACTCTTGGGTTATTTAATCTTTTATCCATGTTGTTCCTCTCTTAATGCCCAGAAAGCGGTAGTACCTAACTGACCGATTTTTATAGGTATATAAGTGTTAATCCAGTGTTTATGAGAAACACCGTTTCTATGTTCAGTGTTTGGATGCCTAAAAACTCTAAGTTTTTTAGGGCGTGACATAAAAGGGTATCCATCGCATCGTAGTATATCTCCTTTTTTTAAACCTAGTATACTCTCCTTTTTCGTGAAAATATAAGTATTTAATAAAGGATGGCTTCTTGGTTTATCTCTTCCTATATGAGATTGTTTTATTTTGTAATAATTTGTATCTTTACCCATAAGAGTAACTATATTTACTACCTCACTTTTCTTCATTCTCAACCTCTTTAATCAGTTCTGCAAATGCAGAAGCATATCTGTCTATAGTAGAGTTTTCTATTCCTGGAGCTGTATTAACTTCTAGCACAGTAATTCTGCCTTTGTTACTAGCAATCACATCTACAGCCCCAAAATTAAGATCTAAAGCTTCAATTGCTTTCTTTGATTGTTCTATAATAGAGTTCAGAATATCTTCTTTCTCAGGTAGGACTATGTTAGTGCTGTAGATGTATCCATTATTCCAACATCTAACTAGCCCGTTACTCTCTAAACTTAAACCTCTTTCTTCTAACTTTTCTTTTGAAAGCCTCTTCTTTTGCTGGATATGAACAGGTTTATTGTTAACGATGTGTACTCTATATTCGTATTTTTTAGGTACTCTAAGAGTGTATAAAGGGGCTTGGACTAGTTCTTCCTTGGAGGTAGCTATTACAATACCTTTCCCTTGGTACGATTTAGAAAGTGTTCTACAAAATACAACTGCCTTGCCATCCTTATCAAACCAACTCTCAGCTACTTTCCTATCAGTAGTCCAATCTGGAATATTAACTTTTCCATTCATCATTCTGAACGCAATCTTCTTATCAACTGCATTTCTAATACTGTCTGGATGATTTATTACCTTTGATCCAGTGTTGTTAGATAACCAAGGGATTTTAGTTAGGCCCCAATTGATAATAATAAATGATTTATCCTTGACTGGGCGTATCTTTGGAGTGAAGATTGGTAATTCAAGCTTTACTGCAAGAGCTGTAGAGCATAGACCACTTAAACCATCCCTTTTATCTCCATTCTTAAATTTTCTTTTATGGACAAATAGTGTTCTCATATTTCTCCTATTAATTAATCGAATAGTTTGGATTAACCCAAACTTGTCTACTTTTTATATCAAAGCTATTTACTGATGTATACCTTCCACCAGTATATCCTTGTTTATTCTTCAAATGGTATATCCATGCTGTACATTTACTTCCATTGTCCAGCGATATATCAATCAGCTCTCGATTATAGAAAGATGGATAACCTTCCAATCGATCAAGGGAATGTAGGAGCTTATCTTCTGTTACTTCATACACTTCTACTTGAATATGGTTATTTCCCTCAACTAAACCAGGGAATCCTCCTAAGCTTATCATGTCATAAGTAGTATCAGTAGAACCTCTACCGATTAAGGTGGAGTCTGATAGTAGTCGATGATTCCCAAAGCCTTTCTTTAATGAGCCATAAACTGCTACAAAGATGGGTAATGGAAAGTCTACAGGTTGTTTCATGGTGGCCTTGTGATTATTTAGTTGGGAAGGTCTCTCAATACCCAATTATTATTAGCTATCATAACTGGGATATGAGTATCTTTATTATATCTCTTCGGTTCATTGATGAAGGGTCTACCATTTGCTTTTACAATATCATTTGTAAAAACCCTGTTAAGAACATTAAGGTTATTGCAAGTATAGTGATTAGCCTTTCCATCTTTTTCTATGTAGATAGTTTTGGTGTGTTTATTTATATGTAAAACTTTATTCATTTTTATTATTACCTTCTTTGGAGCTATTGTTTTCCACTTGTAGACCTTCCTCTTTAGTTACATCGGCTTCTTCCTTTAGCATGTTATTTAATTCACTGTCAAGACGAAGTTGAATGATTTTATTGATCTTATCAGTCAGCGGACTTGTCTTGATTTCTGTGTAAGCTGATTGGGCTACATATCCACCTATCATTAGATAGAATGTGTTCTTAGATGGGATAATGACACTTAAACCCGCAGCCACCATTATAACTATAGCTACATTCGAGATCCATTTTTTGCAGGCTGCTAAGTTAATACTTTCTTCGTCAGATAAATACCCAGAGTTTTCTGTAAGAAAATAGTATAAGCCTAGTACAGCAAGGGCTATAAATGATATAAGAATAACCCCTGATAAAAGAGCTTTCAGTGATCCTATTACATCTGCTAAATAAATTAATAATGCTACAACCATTTTCTATCCTCTTAATTAATTGTTTCGTATTGTTAATTAAAATAAACTACTCCTATTAGTCCTATCGCTTGAACTAATAACCCTATTAATTGAGCTGTTAATCCAATCTTTCTAAATATAATACCCCAAGGTAGTATACCCATGATATAAAATATAATTAAAAACTTATCCACCATACAACCCCTTATTAAATTCGTTTATATGAGAAGGCTCTACTTTCTCAAAGTAACGGTAAATCTTTCTGTTCTCAGCTATAGCCCATGCTTTATCCCCATTGATTAATAAGGATGAAATAAAAGCCATACAGTGCCTTTCTAGGGGCAAAGTGTTTGATACCCACATGACTGTAGGGGTTTTCTCTAATCGTACAATCTGGCGCATATTTGAGCCTATATTCAAGTATAGATAATAGCTAACATCCCAGCAGTTGCTCTGTATAAAGCCCTTAAGTCTTTTCGGGAAAATCCTAATACTGGTGGGTCTGCTAGATTATTAGGAGCATACTTAGAGGAAACTACCCACATACCATTGTCTAAATGCACAGCAGTAAAGTAGACCTTATAGAGTTTGGTCATCTTATTGGCTACAAGAGTAGCATGTTCAAATGATAGATAATTGTGAGGGTGCATAAGTTATGCCTATTGACAAATGAGGGAAAGTATGATATAATACACTTGTCCCAGGAGGGAGGGTAAGAGTATATTATATTATACTCTATTGAATATAATTAATTATTAATATTAATCAAATATCATCACTATTATAAACACCTATCGATGATTTATCTTAGTAGAATAAGTTCTACTAAGCTTTAGGTTTTTAGAAGTTAAAGCTATTATATTCGATTCATTGTAGAGCCTCTTATTCTCATATTTATGCCTGGAGTGTCTATTAAGATAATTAGATTATAAAAAAATATTAAGTAGGATCTCTTATTCTAATCATAACTTTAACCTGATTAACTTACAGCTTTTAAGAGGGCAGTAGGTCTTTGCCTTAACTCTCTTATTCTTTGAAGTTCTTCTAACTTATCTAACTTAGCCTCATAGAGAGTTACTAAGCTTTCAGCTAGTATCAACCTCTTGATCAGTTCTTCTTTGTTAATAGAAGATAGATCGGGTTTAATTGGTATACCGTCCTCATCTCTTGTATTCATAAGTTATCCTATCATCAATGCGTCAAATGTATTGTACGCAAATCTTGAGCGTGTGAGTAATCTGATAGTAGTGGCGTCTCTTCTCTTTGGTGGGACATAGTCCACTGGGAAAAGAGTAGCCCAGTTAAAACTGTCATATATAGAGACTGCCTTAAGCTCTAAGGCTAAGGTTAAAGTAAAGGTAGACATAGCTACCATTGATAGGAAAAGTAATAGTGTACAGCAGTCCATATTATCCACCACAGTGTAAAAGAGAAAGATGATAATAGTCTATTACTTCAAAAGCTTTAAAGGCTAAAGAACAGAAGAGAATAGAAGAGACTATCATCAAGATAACTTTGGAATAAGGTATTAAGTTAACTTCCTGCTTACTCATATCAATACTGTCCTTGAGAAAGTCTCTGACCTTCACGGTAATCAATAGATACTACATTTAATATGGTAAAAGTTACCAATATAAATGATACCAATATCAATAATACTTTTATATAGTTCAACATATCATTCTCCAATTAATTAATGATAGACCTTTACTAACCAAACTTGTTATTAAATAGTCTGGTATTACAGTAAAGGTCTATTAGTAATTAATGAACCCTTAGTTCTAGTCAGAACTAATAGAACTAAGGATTAGTTACTTAGCTGTCAATACACCTTATTTAATCTTTTCAACTACATTTAACAAAGATGTGATTAGGATATATAGCGCATATTTTCTGAGCTTTCTTTAACGGCATAAGTCCAGGAAATACGTGGGATAATTCAATACCATGAGCAGCTGATTTGAATTGTATGAAAGCTTTCATTGTATTAATCCTATATGAAGTAAGGAAGTACCATCAATCCATTCAGATAACTGAAAGCTATTAATGGTACTAAGGGGTTAAGGGTTAAGCTTATGCGGTAATCGTTGCTAGTTCGAGAGAGTTAGTAGGAGATAGAGAGGCAGTGATTACCTCGCCTTCTAATTCCACTATCGACCTCTCTTCATTCAATTCATCCTCCAATTGCCGGAGGACTGGACGCTGGTCAGGATGTGAGGCATAAAACTCTTCAAGAAAGTCTTTGGTCTTACCAGAACCAGCTAATTGCCGGATTCTTGACACCATGTTAGACACATGCAAAGCTAAAGCGTCCTCGCTAATCTTACCAGCCGCCAATGCTCTAGCAAGTTGAGTCTCAGCCGAGGATGTAACCTTATCTAAGTCATCCGCAATCTTTAGTTCCTTCATTACTACCGGAGCTATTATCCAGAATCTTAATCCGTCCTCCTTACATCTATCAAGATGCTTTCGGTCGTATGTAAACTCTACACCGTGTTTAGAAGAGTCACGGTTCAACTTACATGCCCATACGTTATCTTTAACAGTACACGACACTCCAGCGACTTCCGTTAACCAGTAGCCGATAGACTCGACCCTGAATGATCCTTTATGGGATGTAATACTATTCATTACACTGGTTACTACCGATAAGTCAGAGCGGTTCTTGAAAGTGTAAAGAACTACATCAATCAATAGATTGTGAGCGTTACCTTGTACCGTACCGATTTGTTTTAAGAGAACACCGAGTTTGGACATTATATTGTTCCTCTCAGTTTCTCTTTGTTTTTGTGTGTATTCAGCCATTGTATTCACCTATCTAATTAAGTTTATGGGATAGTGCTTATAAATTACATTTATGCACTAGTATTCCAGCTAATAAGTTAGAACTTAAAGTAGCTGGAATAATGGTGGATAATTAAGTAATATTATGTTTTATACACAGTTCATTCGTTATCACTGTATAGTCCCATAGGTCTACATCTAAAGATTTTCTACACTCCTCGCCGATTCTGCGAAGTTTCTTGTATTTTCTTCTAAGCTTTTTCATTCCGTAGAAGTGCGGAAAAGCACCTAAGTCTCTTAATCTAACAAACAATAATTCAGCCTTTATTATTTTCTTCTCGATTGATGGATTCATAATTGAGTCTATAGATTTTAAGTGAACAAAAGTACCCCTAGTCCAATGAAGGACTAAGGGTGTGGAGTTTGCCTTTAGGAGGCTGAAGAGAGTAGACTAAACTACTTGTGTATAAATCCAAGCCTGGAGTTTTACATCAAAAACAGTATGGACTTTAGTACCGAAGCGATTGGTAGTATTGCCCGTCATCATACCTGACTTATGTTTATAGACATTCTTTACAATTTTGTCTTTAGACATGTTCCTATCTAAAGGATTAGAAGAGCATACTTTCTGCCCTATTTTATCCATTAGGCGGATAGCATCTTTAGTTCTAGCCATGATAATCACCTACAAGTTAATTGAATAAATGATAAACCCTTATTAATGTAATAAAGGCTTATTAGTTATCCAGGGTAATAAGCCAATTCTCATTACCCTAACCATGTTTTATACAAACATAATTAGACCTTGTTTAGACTGTAGCCCTTTATTCAAGGTTTCATCCTCTTCAAATATGGCATACGTCCCCGCAGTCAGTCGGTTTTATGACGCACTTACCCATATCCACATACGCGCTATTTCAGCGTATATGCTAATCTATGCCTGTTCCTCATTCAAGCTTGGTAATTAAATTACATTACTTGAGTGCATACTCATGTCGGCACTATTAGCTTTGCTCTAAAAGCTCCAAAGGTTGCCAGCCTGCTAGGTATCACACTAGTCTACACATACTTGTGCATCGATAGAGTGGCAAAGGTTTTGCTATACCTTTTACTCTAAAGGTGTTCTGTACCAAGTGTTCTATTTGGTACGGCTAAATTCTCTCACACCCCGCTCAATTTGTCAATCCCTGCTAGGCTTATATAGTAGCGTGGGATTTAGAGCTTCCAAAGTCTCTCTTTGGAACGCTTATAGTCTCTCATATCCTGTATGGAATGTCAATAGGGGCTGAGAGAGCTTATATATAATAAGGAGTGGGATAGGAGCTATTGATATATCCCTTAGAAACACTATATCTAGTGCCTCCAGTACCATAATACTACTACATCTTGTGTTTTCTTTCTGTTCTCATTGACACAACCCTAAGTCCCATGGTACAATGTTACTGACAGAAGTAATAATACTAATAGTATAAAAAGGACTGAGAGAAACTGCTAGAACCAAGGGGGGGGTATTAGAGAAGGTTCTTTGAGTTTTATAAGGTATATGTATATGACCCTCATACCCACTACACCTACTTTCCAGAAATACAAATATAAATCGTATGACCCACATGCCCACTACACCTACTTTCCAGAAATACAAATATAAATAATATAACCCTTATTCCCATAGATCCCAATATCTCCAAACCCCCTTCCTGGGGGACTAAAAGCATTCAGAGAAAAAGGTGACCTTACAGGTCTTAACATTGAACCACACTAATAGTACTAATAGCTCTAAAAGTCTTAAAATTATAATTTTTTATCCCTTAATTCATTAATTGAACTTTTTATAATTTTATCTTGTCTAAGACCGTATGGGGGGATAGGGGGGTCTATATGTATTATATAGACTATTAATCCCTTAATGTTTAAAATATAATAAATAAGACTAAAAGAATAAACAATAAGACTTATAGGACTTATAGTCCACCTTAAGAGTCTACGACTGTTACACTAAGCAAGGTGCCTTAATGGATAAAATAAGATTTAAAGATGGTTATAAATATCAATTAAATGAAGACTACTCCATTAAGATTCCTATCTATCCCCATGAAGCTATTACTACTCCCTTCATTAATTTATATGAAGATGGAAGATTAATCATATTCAAAGGATATGCTTGGGATGGTCCTTCAGGTCCAACTATTGATACCCCTTCTTTCATGAGGGGGAGTCTAGTTCATGATGCTCTCTATCAATTAATGAGAGAGTCTCACTTAGACCATCATATTCATAGAGAAATGGCAGATAAGATTCTAGTAACTATTTGTCTAAAAGATGGTATGCTGCCCCTTAGAGCTAAAATGGTCTATCAAGCAGTAAGATTATTTGCTGATCCAGCATCTTCTCCAAATAACAATAAACAAGTAAAGGAAGCACCATAATGCCATCATCTCCAAACTATAAAAGAGATTATGCTCAGGAGTATGCTAATTATCATGCTGCCCCTTCTCAGAAAAAGAAAAGAGCAAGTAGAGGCAGGGCTAGATACTCCTTAATGAAAAAGGGGAAAGTAAGATTAGGAGATGGGTTAGATGTAGATCATGCTGATACCAACGCTAATAATAACTCTTCATCTAACCTTAGAGTAAAATCTAAAAGTGCTAACAGATCTTATCCTCGTAATAAGAGAGCTGGTAAAAAATAAATGGAAAACAATGAAGAAATATTAGAATTAAAAACTCCTAGATTAGACCCAGTAGAAAAATTGTATGTAAGAGCGTATCTTTCTAAACTATCTCACTCCTATGCTCATTCTCAAGTAGTCCCAGAGATAAAACATCCTAAAGAGGATAATCCTTATTCTCGTAGAACTAACATTCAATTCCATATTCAATCAGCACTCCAAGAAAGAACTGAAGCTCTTGAATTAAAACCTGAAATTATCATTGAGAAGATGTATAAGGAGGCTATTAGAGAAGATAGAACTTCTTCTCACTCTGCTCGAATAGCAGCTTTAACTGTCCTAGGTAAACATCTAGGAATATTTACTGATAAGAAAGAAACTGAAAATCATACATTTAACATTATCCACTATGCTCCCTCTGGGTCTAAGATCCAAGTTACTCAAGGAGATATAGATCAAATTGAAATTAAAGAAGAAGTAGAATTATCATCCTTAGATTTAGAGGATATGGTTGAAATAATTGAATATAATTAGAGGTAAACATGGCTGTTAATGCTGTAAAAATATATAGAAGTACTGATACAGGAGCACCAGTTCTCTCTGGTTCTGCTGGAGCATTGGAAGCTGTAATTAAAGCTTGTTTAATAGATGGATACAACTCTAAAACAATCACCATTACTCGTTCTGGATCTACAGCTACTGCAACATGCACTGCTCATGGATTTACTTCTGATGCCTTTCAAGCTCTAAGGATCAGTGGGGCAGATCAAACAGAGTATAATATTAATACCCCAATCTTTAATGTAACAGCTAATACCTTTGATTTCACTGTTACAGGTACTCCAGCCACTCCAGCTACTGGTACTATAACTGCTAAGGTAATGCCTAATGATATTTGGGCTAGGACTTATAGTGGTACTAATAAAGCAGTATATCGTACTGGGGATACTTCAGGAGGAAGCAGGTTTTATCATAGATTTGAAGACTCTACAACTACCTACGCTTCTCATGCTGTCTATGAGAGTATGACAGATGTAGATACTGGAATTGATGCAACTACTACCAACTATTGGCATAAATCGTCTACTGCTGATGCCACTGCTCGTCCATGGATACTCTTCACTGATGATAGAGTTATTTTATTCTTTGCTGCTTTCCACGCCTCCAATGCTAATAATTATGCTTATTATGTAGCAGGGGATGTTACGTCTGAAGTTACAGGGGATCTCTATGGAGCTATGAGTATTGCACATAACTCAACAGCCACCCCTGCTAGTCCAGGTGTTTGTTTTTCAATATGTGCTATCAACCTACCAACATATATCTCTAATACCACTACTGACTTCTCTATTTCTGGGAGATTATCTAGGGATGGCTCTGGAGTGACTAAGAATGCAGGTGTTTATCAGTGGGACCCATACTCTTTAAAGGGAGCGAGTACTTCAGTTAAAACAATAGTTGGCTCTTATTATACAACCGCTTCTTATGTTATGAGCACACCTAATAATGCTAATGGAGGTTATTACGCTACTCGTATAGGCGTTTTACAGGTTACTGGAGGTGCTGCCCCTTTATCTGTAGGAATTAGAGGATGGGTTCCTGGAGTATATGTACCTCTCCAATATAGAAGTATACCTCATACTAATACTTATGTTTCTACTTCTCCACTTACTACAGGTAGAAGGTTTTATTCTATTAATATAGGATCAGCGACAGTGACAGCTGAATTAACAGGAAGTGTTCATGTAGATATGACAGGTCCATGGAGATAGGATGACAGATTATATTAATGATCCTAGTACCACTTCTTTTATCCCATCTCAATCTACTTGGACAGGTAAGATAGTCACTAAACTAGAGGATGTTAAGTCTGGATACTCATCTGGTAATGGAGTAATAAGTGGTACTGTAACTGAACTCACAGTACCAGTTCAGAACAGGGTTGTTAATATCTATGAGATAAGATCTGGTATTCTATTACAATCAACCATCTCCGCAGCTAATGGTACTTTCTCTTTTTCTGGCCTAGATAAAAATAATAAATATTATGTTTTAGCCGTAGAAAAAGATGGTGGACCTAGTTATAATGCTGTTATCTTTGATAAGATAGTTCCAGGATAATCTATGTCATACACTCCTCCAAATTATAATGCAGTAGTATTAAATTTTAATACTAGTTATACCGCTCCATCTAGCAATGCTGTTGCACTTAATTTTGGAGATACTAATAGTTACACATTAACTATTAGTAATCAAAGTTATTCAATCTCTAATAGTTCATTAAATTTATTATTTAATCGATTAATAAGTACAACTACTAATTCATTTGTAATTACTCCAAATAATTTAAATTTATTATTTGATAGAGAGGTTTCTATAACAGCTGGTAGTTATATTATTTCAACTAATAGTATATCTTACCTTATAGATAAGGTTCTCTTAATTAACACTGGACTATTTAGCGTAGTTCCATCTGATTTATTTTTATTATATAATAATTTTTTGAGTATCTCTACTCAAAACTACTTAATTAGTACTAATACTCTAAATGAGTATTATAATAGAACATTAACTATAGATTATTCTGCTCATTCTATAAACACTAATGGAATGATTTTTCCATTAGGAAGAGATAGTTATGTTATGTCTACTCCTATAGATATAACTACTAATGAAATTATATTTTCTAGGACCTTTCAGTTGCCCATAATAACTGATAGCATGTCTATAGTTACATCTAATATAGATTTAGTCAAATATAATAAAATTAGTATAACTACTAGTCTCTATGATATAACTACAGTAGAACCTAATTATATATTAGGTAGGGCGATAGTATTAGATACTGTTAATTATGCAGTAAGTCCTACTGATATTGCTAATGTTTATAACAGATTATTTATAATAGACTTTAATAATTATATTATTGATCCTGTATCCATAGGTATAGCTTTTACTAGACCATTTTATATTCAAGATGTAGCTACTCTTAGTATAAATAATAATAAAATAAAATTATTATACTCTTATAAGATACCAACTGATATAATAGTCTTAGATTATCCTAATATTCCAATTTTTACAATAACATCTTTACCGATATTACTTAATACAGTAGAAGATAACAAAATACTATCTATATCTACTTGCAATACTGTAACGGATATAATCTCTCCTTAAAGGAAACTAATGGCAACTTTAAATAAATTTAATACCTTTGCTAAAGCAGCAGCTGAAAAAGTACATAATCTAGCTTCTGATCAGTTAAAAGTAGCTTTAACTAATTCAGCTCCAGTAGCTACAAATGCTGTATTAGCTGATATAACTGAAATAAGTTATACAAACTTATCTACTCGTAATATAACAACTACTTCCTCAACTCAGACATCTGGTGTTTATAAGTTAGTCCTGGCTGATTTAGTATTAACTGCTTCCGGTTCTGTTGGTCCATTTAGATATGCGGTAATTTATAATGATACTGCTACTAACAAAGAATTGATTGGTTGGTCAGACTATGGTTCATCTATTACTATGGCCTCTGCTGAGACATTTACATTAGATTTCGATAATGTTAACGGATTATTTACTATAACCTAATATGACTATATTATACTCTGATGATTCAGGTCAAGTTATATGGCCTGAGACGGATTTACATGACCCTGATTCTAAGAAATACTACTATATAATGTACCGACCTCCTGTTAGGTTATCATCTCAAGAGTATATAAAAGGAATTTCTATTGTTATACCTTCTACTCCTAATGGATGTATTTATGAATGTGTGAGTGGGGGTATCTCTAGTTTAACAGAGCCTACATGGGGTACTGTAGAAGGTGGTACTACAGATGATGGAGATGTGAAATGGAAATGTAAGCCTGCTAATGTTCGTTTAATGGCAGGAGATGTTATTACTACATCAACTTGGACTGGACCTAGTTGGGTAACACTTGCAAATATCGCTGATATTATAGATAACAGGATTACTAGATGTAAAGTAACGGCTATGATAGTTCCTACTGGTACTACTACACTTACTTTGACTAATCATATTACTGTAACTAGGGCTTCTGGCATAACTGAAGAATTTGATAAAAGTTTAATTATAACTATAGCGGATTTATAGTATGAATACTTCAGAAATAAACGATATATTTGTAGAACGAAGACGACATCCAATGATAACAGAAGAAGTGATTGAAGAGATAGCAGAAAGAGCTGCTGAGAAAGCAGTTATTAAAATGGAATCTAAGATGTATCAGCAAGTAGGGAAGACTTTTATAAATAGATCTTTTCAATTCTTAGGTGCATTGGTTCTTGGAGCCGCTCTTTATCTTCAAAGTAAAGGGTTCTTTAAATTATAATAATTAAATATAATTATGACTTTATTACAAAAACTAATTACTGCTGCTAATGCAGTTAAAGCTGGTGAAAGTTTACAAGATCCAGCAAAATGGAAGAACCGTAGTTTACTAATGGTACCGTTTGGTATTATTACTTCAGCTATTTTTAATTTTACTGGAATTGATGTTCCTCAAGATGCGCTTAATGCTATTAATTTTGGGCTTGCCACTCTTGGTAGCGTGCTCTTTACTTACTTCACAGCAGCAACAACAACTAAAATTGGATTGTAAACAAAAAGCCAGAGTAGTAACTGAAGAGGTTATTACTCAACAAAATCCATATGGATATATTCTATTCTACATTGAGTGTACAGAGATAAAATGAGCATTATAACTATTCCTTACCAATTTGAACCAAGAGTCTATCAGAAAGAGTTATTAGCTGCATTAGATTCTGGTTATAGAAGGGCTATCTGTGTATATCATAGACGCGCTGGTAAGGATAAGACTATGTTCAATGTTGTTATTAAAGAAGCATTAAAGAGACGAGGTGTCTACTATTACTTCTTTCCTGAATACGCTCAAGGACGAAGAGTTATTTGGGATGGTATTGATGGCTCAGGCTTCAAATTCTTAGATCATATCCCTGAACCACTAATACAATCTAAGAATTCTACAGATATGAAAGTACAATTGACTAATGGCTCAATTATACAAATCATGGGGACTGATAAGTTTAATAAGATTAGAGGCAGTAACCCAGTAGGTTGTGTATTCTCTGAATATGCTTTCCAAAATCCAAAAGCTTGGAATATTGTAAGACCAATTTTAGCTGAGAATAATGGATGGGCTATATTTAATAGTTCAGTAAATGGAAAAAATCATTTTTATGATATGTATAACCTAGCTATGAGAAACCCTAGTTGGTTTGTTCAGAACTATAACGTTCTACAAACATTAGATGAGAATGGAAATAGATATATATCTGATGAAGTGATCGATGAAGAAAGAGCTTCTGGAATGTCTGAAGAGATGATCCAACAAGAGTTTTATAATTCATGGACTTCAAATGCTTCTGGGTTCTACTACTTAGCTATGCTAGAAGAATTAGAAAAAGAGAAGCGAGTTGGTAGAGTACCACATAATCCTTCAGCCCCAGTAGAAACTTGGTGGGATATAGGAGTAGGAGATTCTACCTCAATATGGTTTACTCAAACTTTAGGTAAAGAGATTAATGTAATTGATTATTATACTTCTCTAAATAAAGGACTAGAGCATTACGCTAAAGTTTTACAGAATAAAAACTATGTTTACAAATCTATAAACTTTCCACATGACATGATTAATATTGAATTTGGAACAGGTAGAACTAGATTTGAAATGGCAGAGGAGTTATTCAAAGGTACTAGATTAAACATAGTTCCTAAATTATCTAAAGAAGAAGGTATTAATGCTGTTAGAGCCATTCTTCCTCTCTGTAATTTTGATAAGGTTAGGTGTAATATCGGCTTAGATGGTTTAAAGAATTATAGAAAAGAATGGGATGAGAAGAATCAAGTTTATAAAAACACCCCAGTACATGACTGGGCATCTGATCCCGCTGACGCTTTTAGATATATGGCTGTAGGTTTAACCCTTCCTAAATCTAGATCATTTAGGTCTGAGATGATGAAAGCCAATCAAAGAGTTATTTCCACGAAGAATTGGAGGGTCGCTTAACAAATGGCGAATATACTAAAGGATTATGATTTAGCTAAAAAGCAATGGTCTCGCTATCAAACTGCCATCACTCGTGGTCATGGAGACTACCAGAAACAAGCTAAATTATGTGAGAATTTTTATTTAGGTGGGGGTAGACAGTGGTCTGATGAGGATAAGAAAACCTTAGATGATATTGGAAGGCCTTACTTAGAAGAGAATATAATATTTTCTACTGTAAATACTGTTATTGGGTATCAAACTCAATCTCGTATGGATATTGCTTATAAACCTAGAGAAGTAGATGATCAGGATATTTCTGACATACTCTCTAAACTAAGTATGTACCTAACGGATACTAATAAATATCCGTGGAAGGAGAGCCAAGTATTCTCTGATGGATTAATCCAACAAAGAGGGTACTTTGAGATAAAGATGAATTTCAATGAAAATATCTATGGGGATATTGAAATTGAATCATTAGATCCATTAGATGTTATACCAGATCCAGATGCTAAATCTTACGATCCAGATGATTGGGCTGATGTTCTAGTTACTTCATGGATGTCCTTTGATGATATTAAAGAGACTTATGGATTAAATAAGTGGAGACAAGTAGTTTCATCTATTTCTAATGATCCTGATTTTGGAACAGACAATTTAGAACAGCCTAGAAATAAGTTTGGTACTATAGAGAATTATTCTGCCTTTTATCAAGATGAAGTTGGGGTAGAACATGCTAGAATAATTAATAGACAATATTGGAAATTGCAGAACAGAGAGTTTTATTTCGATGTTAATACAGGTGATTTATATCCTGTACCTGACGATATAAAAGCGTCTGAAAAGAAGAGAATTGCTAAAGAGAAAGGCTGGGAAACAATTAAGCGAGTAACTAAGAGGATTAGATGGACAGTATCTACTAGAGATACTATTCTTCATGATGCTTGGAGCCCTTATGATCATTTTACTATAGTCCCTTATTTCCCTTATTTCAGACGAGGGGTAACAGTAGGTCTAGTTGATAATTTAGTAAAAACTCAAGAGATGCTTAATAAAGTCTACTCTCAGATTTTACATGTAGTTAATACTACAGCTAATTCTGGATGGATTATTGAAGAAAACTCTCTTGTTAATATGGAAGTTGAGGATCTGGAGGATGTAGGTTCTCAAACTGGATTAGTATTAGAATATAAATCTGGTAGACAAAAACCAGAAAAAATTGAACCAAATCAGGTTCCAACTGGTCTAAAGGATTTAGTAACT